GAAGATGGGTTATAACCTAAAAGAGTTCTACGACTTTATAAAGAAGCGTGAGAAAGAAACTGGGGATAAATCCGATTTTATTGTATCCAAGTTTGTTGTCTAACCCGATTCAACTGGTTCGCTAGGAAACGACTTCATTAACCAGCGATTTATAGATTTAGACCTCTCAAAATGGAAATCTATATCCCATATCTTCTCAACTTCTTTCTTAGTCATTCTCTTCCATCTTCCATCAAATTGCGACTCCTTGTATAGTTTATATTTGGTTATAATACGGGGTATAGACATCCCATCACAATATTCCTTAATCAACACTTGGCGTTCTACTGGTTCAAATCCTTCCATCTTATATACTATTATTATAGAGAAACCTTTAAATCATTTTAGGGATAAATGTTAAACATTAATTTAAGGGTAGTCTAAATAGTTTTGTGGTTTTGTGGTTTTGTGGACTTCCAAAAATAAGTTGGTATAGGAGAACCAAAAAAAAACAAGGTGCTAACATTTTGTATAAATGCCCAACCCCATCAAAACCGAAGTCCACAAAACCACAAACCACAAAACATTAACCATCAATTTAATATATAATTGTAAAGGGTTTAAAGACTACCCGCTAATTAATGTATAACCCAAAGAATGACTGCCAACATCTGCTTTAAAGTCGGTAAATATTTAAACATCCCTCAGTATAAGGATGGAATACTACTATTACTGGAGACTATCCCCGAGATAGAGGGGGTAAATCTCACGCTATTATTCTCCAACAATCTCGGCATTAAAAAGGACGGATTAACAATCGCCGAGGCGGTGCTACAAATCCACCTAGCATGCGAGAAGGTAGATAGTATGCCCGACGAGGCGAAGATATTTATAAGGGAGAATTATCTAGAAACGTACCCCGAAGAAAGAGAGGATTAAACTTCTTTAATTGTCAGCGTAATCATCCATATTTTCGTATTGACGTAATGCTTTAATTATATTAAAGATAGACGTTAAGTGCGCTATATACTGCTTACACTTCTTCTTATCTGTCTTTGTATTGCCTATAAGATGTTGGATGGCGGATGCCTCTATATTACACTTGGTTAGTAGTTCAGCGATGACTAATTGGTCTAACATTATATATTGCTAAACCATTATAAATTAAAAAAACGAACGCGACCCATTTCTAATGCGATGTCTTTTAGTTAATTTAAATACCATTTAAAAAAAAAATTGAAATGCTTTTCTAAAAAATAAAGAAGTCAAATATCTAAGACTCACACCAATATTCATTATTAAAGAACGCCTACAACGCCTTTAAACATACTAGGAACTAACAACCAACCAAACCAAGCAACCAACTCTAAAAGCGATTGAATTAAAGATGAGCGAACAAAACAACAAATGTAATGAGTGTGGAAACAATAAAGAAGTTGATGGTCGGTGCAGTGAGTGCGACCATCAGAGACAATGCGATGTATGCTACGAGGACAAGAGATGGGGATGTGATGGCGGTGATTTTATTGATGGATACGACTGCGACCATATGGTCTGCGTTGATTGTTCCGTAAAAATAACCCGATGCCCATTCTGCCGTAAAGCGTGGCGCGAAGAAGATGAGGAGGAAGAAGAAGAAGAAGAAGAAGAAGAAGAAGAAGAAGAAATCGTCCAATTCCAAATTATACCGAGACCGATAGGATATGAACCCGAAGAAACCGATGAAGATGCATACTACGAAATGTTGGAACGCTGGCACGACCAAGAAGAAGAACACGACCAAGAAGAAGAAGCAGTTATTCCTAGTATAGAATACAAGTTCCGTTGCGAATGCCGAAACGATGCCGAGCAGATAAGAGAACATATAGGGGTAGAAGGATGGACATTTGTTATTGAACCTCAGACACTGGACTTGGGTGGCGGACTATTAATACCAATCCCCGACTGCGATGTAGTATTCAAGTCTACACTAACCCTAGACCGACTGCGCCGTATTATCAGCTCGAGACGTGGCAACCCATACCACATTGCAGTGGAGACCATTCAACCAATTCATTTATACACTGGCGAAAGAGACTACGACCTATAATTATATTACCCTTATCTAATGCGATGTCTTTGTTATTAATTTAAATACCATTTAAAAAAAAATTGAAATGCTTTTCTAAAAATTAAAGAAGTCAAATACCTAAGAACCCTACATACATTCATTATTAAAGAACGCCTACCCCGCCCTTTAAACTACTAACTATTTTATAACCTTAAAGCGATTGAATTAAAGATGAACGCTCAAACTAACGCAATTGAAAATAATAAATGCGTAGAATGCTCTGCCGAATATAACGGACATCACGACGATAAGTGGTGTGAGAATTGTAGATACCAAGACTGCGCGATGTGCGGTGAATGTGTCCACAGAGACGATGTATGCCCACACGGAGTAGATGGTAGTAATGCGTGCGAATGTGAATGCCCCGAATGCCTACGCCAAGAAGAAGAACTCAAACTATATTGTGTAATATTGATTTTGTATAGTATGTGTATTCGTTAATTTACCCATTATATATGTATTTGAATGTAATAATCTAATTAACTATCTTTTTTCAACGCTAAACCTCGTATTTTAGATTATTACTCATACACCAAACAATAATTTTAAAATTATTGTTGCTCTATATAGAAATAATCCATATATATATACGAAATAATCCATATATTCGCTCGGTTTAACCCTAAATTAATGGTAAATAACGATATAATACTATTTAGAGACAAAGAAGGCGTATTTATTTTAGCAGACTAATATATAAAATGTCGTTCCTTTCTGCAATAGGTCAAATCAATGCTGTCGTCCAGCAATTTCCAGTCGCTGTCGGTGGAGCTGGTTCTACCGTCGTCGACGTCCTTACTACAACTGCCTCTCTTCCTAATGGGGTTTATTTAGCAAGTTTCAGTACCCAATTGGGCGGAGGTGGAGTCACAGCGGGTTCATTAGAGTTCTCGTTTGGTGCAACGGTTCTCGCCGAGACATCTTTCGTCACTACGGGCGCTTATCTAACCCTTAGCGCTCCTATTATAGTGACAACGGGTCAATTATTATCCGTCTCCGCGGTGGGAGTGGGAGCTCCTTGGACTAGTACCGCTGGAACTCTCGTATTAGTTCGCCTACCTTAGTTTAGGAATTATTGACGGCGAACGGCGAACCGACGCTGTTTTAGGATGTTTCCCGTGAGATGCCGATTTCGGTTTAGTATATTTCAACCTCTCTACATTTCTAAAAATTAACCTAAAAACAGCGTCGGTTCGCCGTTCACCGCCAACTTTAATCGTTGTATATATTGTATTAAAAAATCTACAATATATATAAGATGTCGCAGTTAAACCAAGTCAAGAGAGATAATTCACCAGATCAAGTGTATTACGATTTAACAATAACTAACTTCCAAAGTCAGAACACTTTACCTCCCGTTTTTTATTACAATGAGGCGCGAACTATCCCTTTTATCAATTGCCCAGAGGACTACTATTTAAGTATAGTCAGATTTAGCGTGGATACGGGGACGTTGCCCGTTTTCATACCGTCCATTGAACCCAATCAGAACGACCCAGATAAGACCATTTACAACATTACTCTAACACATGTCGTGGGAGGAACTACTTATACTAGCGGTGCAACCCCGATAATGTTTTACCCGCAAGATAAGTCTATTCCAGTCCCAGTTGCGCCCAGTCTAACCTCCAATAAACTCCAAATCAACGACAGCGGATACTATAACGTTTATTCTTATCAGTATCTTTCGTATTTAGTTTCAGTCGGGTTTAATCAAGCATTAGCGAACTTAGTCACCGCAGTCATTGCTGGAGGCGATACGATGCCCACTTACGATATTTTCTATTTAAACAATGCTGGCGTTGCTTCTACATTCGCCCTACCATCTGACGACCTCCCTCCTTTGTTCCAATGGGACACCTCTAGCGATACGGGTAATATATTCACCATCCCTCAGTACGATTTAAATCCAGCTGTCAATCCCACACTCAGCGGTAATCAACCTATTAGGATATTCTTCAACGCCCCATTGTATTATCTATTCCAGTCTTTTCCCGCTACTATTTTCGGGTATAGCATATTCGGCGGTAATGAGAACTTTCAAATAGACGTGGTAAATCAAGGAGGTTTGAATACCGTCCTAATCACTCCACCATTATATGATACGATTGGAGGTTCATCTCCGACCGATCCGAAACCTTTAAGCGTACCATACATTACGGTTTATCAAGAGACCAGCACGATTGGTAATTTATCCCCCATTTCTGCTATTGTATTTACGAGTAATACGATGCCGATTACCCCTAATCAAGTCAGCACTCCGATAGTATTGAATGACACTCAGCAGATAGGGTTTCAAGGCAACAATGCAAACATCGCCAACATTATAACGGATTTAGTAAGCGAAACGGGAGCATACCGTCCATCATTAGTTTATACGCCTAATGCCCAGTACAGACTGGTGACGCTGAACGGCAATCGTCCTCTAACCAATTTAGACGTACAGATATTCTATCGATTGAGGAACTCCGAGTTAGTCCCCTTTCGTTTAGCGAGTGGTGGGTCGGTCACTTTAAAAATAGCATTCTTAAAAAAGGATGGCGAAAATACCCCATCCGCAAAACAACCAACGGCACATCTATCCCCCTCATTTACTGGCAGATTTAGAAAGGGTGGTCAGAGTATGTATTAGTTTAATTTAGAGATGTCTGCCGATATTTTATAATTGTATAGTATATAATGTCGGACTTCAAAACCATCCTTTGTCGCGATTCTACAATCGGAGATATTACGAGTGATTTAGACTTCGCCGTAAAATCGGGAGCATCACAAACTACTTATCAACCATTCCCCTCCACAAGTGCTTCTAATAGCGCTTTGATTTGGAACGTCCAAGTCCCATCAGAGAACGTTGTAATCGGGCGAGATGTTTTAGTCAATACTGCCCTTGTAATTGAACTTTCAATTGCTGGTGTCCCATTAGGCGACTCCGCATTCTCGTATGGTCTAACCGACAGTTTCCAAGCATTTCCATTGAACGCCCTATTCACCACCGCCACTGCACAAATCAACAACACCACTGTTTCCATCAATACCAAGGATGTCCTCCCATCTTTGTTGCGAATGAATAACAGTAGAGAACTTTACAGATATAACTCAATGACCCCGTGTCTGCCCGACCAAGCATACGGCGCGTATGCCGACGCTGTGAATACCTCCAACAACCCTCTAGCATCTTTCAACACCGCCTCGTATGATTTAGACCAAGTTCCTCGTGGTGCATTCCCAGTAATGATTAACGTAAAACATTACGACAATGCTGGTGCGTTATTAGATACTAGTCTTGTCTCACTAGGCAACGGCGACACGTGGAAAATTGGTGTGGCAACTATTGTGACCGAACCTATATTTTTGTCCCCTTTCATCTGGGCGAACCCCGAGTATAACAGTCAAGGTCTGCTCGGCATTAACAATATGGCATTCACTTTCAATATTGATGCTACTGCTAGTCGCGTCTGGTCTAGTGCCAATCCCTACATCACTGGGATTGTTTTAGGCAGTCCAAACGCATATACACAACAGTCTGCATTCCAGTTGCCACCAACACCAGCTGGACAAGTCACTCTCCTCAGTAATTCCCTCGGTGTTCCATCTCTATTGTTTAGATTTTTATCTACTCAACCATCCGATCTAATCCAAACCAAAAACGTCGTGCCATATATGGATTTCCCCCGTTATTTGACTTCATCTGCCAATAACCCCGTATTCACAGCAGTCGGTCAACAAGGTGTCCGCGTATCATCATCCAATTTACAAATCAATCAAATCCCAGATTATTTCATCATCACTGCTCGTGTTCCGATGGCACAACAGACCTACAAAAACACAATGTCCCAGTTCGTCATTCAAAACATTAGCATCAATCTTAACAATCAATCGGGTCTTTTGTCGTCTGCATCTCAGTATGATTTGTGGCGAACCTCTACCAAGAACGGAAGCAGTCAATCGTGGGCAGAGTTTAGCGGTCAACAGAACTCATTTACTAACAATATTAGCAACACCATCGCTACAACTGGTTCTGTGTTGGTGCTTTCTCCTCCTTACGACTTGTCTCTGCCCAACTACATCAGCAGTGGTTCGCTCGGTAATTACAATTTCCAATTTAGCGTCACTCTCGCCAATCAATTCCCAGCAAGTCTTCTCGCTCAGTTCGCAAATGCAATCCCTATTGAGATTTGCGTGGTCTGCGTCAATTCGGGCATCTTCTCTACTCAACAAGGTGTTAGTGCCGTTTATACTGGTATTCTTACAAAGGAGATGGTATTGTCTGCTGTAAATGGCGGTCAAGCATCTGCAATGACCTCAATTGAAACCCAGCGTATGATTGGTGGCAATATGCTCAACGGGGCATTAACCGCTGTACGTGGTATGAGAAAGCATACAAGAGGCGGAGCAATGGGCGAGTCGTCTAGTGGCGGGTCGATGGGTATGGCATCCTCGGGAGGTAGAATGAAGAAGTATTGTTAAGTTTAGAAGTTTCCTTATTCCAATCAAAACTCTCGTTAATTATTCAATCGCATTATAAATTAAAATAGTATTCTAGTATATAATGCCACAAGCAACGATTACTTACGACACGGGGTATAACCGCAAGTTAAAGTCTCTGTTAGACGAAATGGACGCTAAACACTGGAATAACGGCACTTCTCAGTATCATCCTTCTCCAATGGGGTTTAAACTATCTAATTTCCACGGCGACTACGCTGGCGAACCCAGTGCAAGAATGATGGTCGGTGGGGGTTCTCACGGTAATCAGCGTTTAGTCCATTCGGGTAATTCTCCCGCCTATCCACCATATATGATGTCTAGCGGTATGCTCGTTAATTCGGGAGGAGCAAGGATTGGCGTGGATGGTGCTGTCGGAGGTTATTCATTCAACAATTTTATTGGCGATATAGCACATGTAGGTAAAGAAGTTGCACCAGATTTAATTAGAGAATATGCTCGTTCAAAATCAAAGGGTGCTGGTCGCAGAAAAATGAAAGGCGGAGATGTAGGCAGTGATATTCTGTCTGGTCTAACTACTGCTGGTAAAACCTTATTGAAGTTTGCGCCTTTTCTCGGACTCGGTCGTAAAGGTGGAAGCGCAGTCGGCGACCAGATTGCTGATGTATTTAAAACAATCGCACCATTTGCTCCTATTTTGATGGGTCTAGGAAGACCCGCTCCAAAGTCTAAAAAAGATATTGTAGATGCCTTATCGTCTATCGGAGCAAAGGCGAACCATTCTCTTCCAAAATTAGCAGAAGTCGCTTTGCGTGGCGGATATGACATTAGCGATTTCGGTAATGATGTTGCTGGGGTTGTTAAAGCAATTATCGGGTTGGGTGGAAGATCGTCTAAAAAGTCAAAGGTGAAAGGCGGTATTCAACTAAAAGACGTTATAGAGTCTGCCAAGGGCATTTCCGATTTAGTCAAATCCGCTGACCCCGCCATCACGGATGGTGTTAGTAAATTAGTGAGTAAAGTTAAATCCGCCGTTGGTGCTGGTCGCGGACGCTCTGCCCGAACTGCCATTGTTAAAAAGGTAATGAAAGACAGAGGTGTAAAAATGATAGAAGCGAGTAAAATCGTAAAAGCAGAAGGGTTATATTAGGGTTAGTCTGGTAAATAATATAACGTTATAGTATAATAATGCCAAGATTTTTACATCAGTTAGACCCAGATTTAAGCGATTTAAATATGGCAAAACGCTCTGTTAATGCTGACTATAAAAAGCAATACACCGCGCAAGATGGACTACACGATAATTTAGGACAATCAGCAGACGTAGATAGCATTTACAACACATTAACCACACGATTAGTCGGATTACTGACTGCTTTCCAAGATTTATACAATATTTTAGAAGTCGGTAGCAACTCGCCGAACTTCTTCTCTGCGCAACAAAGAGCGCTTCTCCAACAAGGCGCAAGTCGTATTCTGGGCGAAACAAACGCCGTTCAGTTGATAATGAGTAAGATAAAAGGTTTTAATGCATTTACTCCACCACAAGCAGATACACTAAGTAATACTGTGGCAAGTATATCGGCACTAAACGATTTTATAAATGGTATAGTTAGTGCAATCGGTGGTGATATAGTAGGTCAGCAAATCGCCGATGTAGTCCAAACATACGAACGCCCAGTTGCCTTATTATTACAATTTTTAGAGGGAGCATCCCGAAATTATAAGGCATTAGAAGTAAATGTAAGGGCATTAGAAGGCAGAGGTAGAGGCAGAAAGAAGGGAGGGTTTGTTTCCATTGCCCCCGACCAAGACGCATCCAACCGAAAATTAATGGGAAAACCTTTCGGTCTTAATTTTTATTCGGGAGGAGCAATTGTCCCCGCATTTAACGGCGAAGGAGTATTCGGGTCTGATGGATACAGAATAGGCGATTATTTTAGTTATACCGACCCTCGCCGTTTTTACTAACAAAATGATTTAAAGACAAACTATAATTAACTATAATAAACTATAATGGTTAATTATCAACAAACCAAAATATACAAAATCGTCCCGACAGTCCCTCACGATGAAGGTGATATTTATATCGGGTCTACTACTTTAAGACTATTGTGTATGAGATGGGCGGGTCATACGTCCGACTATAAATTAAACAAAAGCACCACATCCGCAAAGATTTTGTTTGATAAGTATGGTTTAGAGAATTGTAGAATTGAACTATTGGAAAATTACCCGTGTAATTCAACAGACGAAAAACAAAAAAAAGAGGGTGAATATCATCGCACTATTAATTGTGTCAATAATAGGGTCGCTGGAAGAACTCAACACGAAAGGTATGTATTTCATCGGGATAATTTCCTATTAAAGTGTTTGAATTGAAACAATCATATTATAATCTCTACTTATTTTATAATATGGTTCGCAAAATAGGAGGTAAATTATCCGCCAGAGATTTAAAGGGTCTTATAGATCAATCCTATAATACGAAGAATGACGACTTTGGCGATTTCAAAGTAGATAATGGATTATCCGATAAAGAAGTCAAAGTCTTTAAGCACGATAAAACGGGACAAGTCGTAGTAGCACATCGTGGCACTCATTCTCTCAACGACGTTTATTTAGATGGTCAGTATGCTCTCGGTAGAGATATTACGGGCAGTCGTCGGTATAAACACTCGGCAGACATCCAGCGTAAAGCAGAGGATAAATACGGCAAGGAAAATATCACCACCATCGGACACTCGCTCGGCAAAAAATTAGCAGAAGTCGGCAATTCCTCCCACGAAGTTATCGGCGTAAATGGAGCATTTAATGTTAAGGATGCTCTCAAATCTACCCCCGATAATGAGTTTAATGTCCGCTCATCTATTGATGCAGTCAGCGGTCTATCCGCAACAAAGTCTAAAAACGTCCTTACTATCCCATCCAAATCCTCCAACCTATTAACCGAGCATTCATCCGACATTCTTAACCGTATCGACCCCGATACAATGATAGGCAGAGGACATCTTAAAAAGTTAAGTAAGAAAGACCTCAAAGATGCTATTAAACAGTTCCCGAAGTCTAAACGGATTAAACTAACGGGCAAGTCTAAAAAGGATTTGATAGACCATTGTTGTTCCAGCTGTGCCTTGGATTAACCATTAAAAACGGGTTTAACATTTTGTGGTTTGTGGTTTTGTGGACTTCGGTTTTGATAGGTCTAGGGATTTATACAAAAATATTTCATCGTGTTTTTTTTTAGTTCCCCTATACCAACTTATTTTTGGAAGTCCACAAAACCACAAAACCACAAAACTTTAAAACTACTTTAATGGTAAGATTATAGAGGTAGAATGAATAGATTTATAGGCGGGGTTCTTACCCTCATTTTCGTGTTTAGGTATTGGTACAGACCCATTAACGACGATGGACTTCCACTGCGGGACTTCTATTAGGTTTCCTTTCGTATCCATTACTATCGGCATTATATATTATAATTAGTTATTATTAGTTCGGGTCTAAACGCTTTCTGTTTGGATATTTTACGATGGGAGTAGGGGTTCGGGACTTTGATGGGTTTAATATTAAATTGACGGAATAAATCTCGGATGCGTTTGCTGTCGTTAATCGTCAGTAAAAAATCGCCCTTGATTTTGGAGAGGACATCTTTGAGGCGTTCAAAGTCAAACTCGGACGACTGGGCGTACCCGAACACCTTGGAGGTATTCTCATATGGCGGGTCTATAAAAAAGAAAGTGTCTGCATTATCGTATTTCTTCACGACTGCCTCGTAGTCCTTATTCTCATATTTTACCCCTTTCAATTTATCCTTGTATTCGCCCAAGTGTTTCAATACCCGCTCGGCATTCTTGACGTGGTATATCTGCTTGGACTCGGTCACTGGTCGTTGACTATACCCACTACATGCACGGATGCGTTCGTGGATTAATGCGTCCGCAATGCTGTCGCCGTGGTGGTCAAAGAAGTGCTTTACGGCAGTTAGCGACTTGGGTTGATGGATGTACTTGGCGGGATCTAACGGGGCGTTCTGTAATAATTTAAAATTGGAGATTGTCTTTTTATCTAAATCATTTAAGACGTTTTGTTCTGCTTTTTCTTTATTATAAAATATTGCCCCGCTTCCAGCAAATAACTCCACATATCTTTTGTGCGGTGGTATAAGGGGGATAATAATGTTTCGTATAGGGTATTTATTGCCTTGACGGCAGAATGGTGTTGGTAGTGAGTGGTCGGGGGGATCTGTTTTATCGCTTTCCATATGTAATACTTATACATTATATATTATAAAGAAGACTAAAAGTTTGGATTAAAATGGTAGTTATATTACAAAAAATTAGATAATATAATTAGCGGTTAAGTTGTTGGCAATTTTGGATATTGCATCCGTTGCATGTTTGGCAGATAAACTCTCCGCATCCTCGGGCGCATCTTCTAGCAGTTCTTCTTTCGTGTGCGCCAACGCATCCAGAACAGACTCGTCTTGTTGGCACTGCTCTTCCTTCGGTATTTACTGGGATGCAGTAGTCGTTGGCGTAAAATCTGCGTAGGTTTCCTTCACCGAGGACTACTCCTCTGCCCGCTATTCTGTCGCCAGCATCCCACGCGTCAGCGTATAATTGATTATTTCCTCTGAAAATATTGTGGACTAGGTAATTGCCCATTGTGTTGTGGATTACGCGTCTGTGCCATACCTCTCCTTGTGGTTGGAGGTTTAATCTTCTTAACCAGTTGCCATCTAGGAAAGTATTTGCTGGCACTGGCACATTAACTGCTCGGTCGTGTGCTACTAGCGCTACTGGCGCTACTTGGACTTGGACTTGGGCGTTTCCTCTGGGTTGCTGTGCGAGTCTCTCCATCACTTCGGCGTGTCTCGCTGGGTCTACCACTGGTTGTGGTGCGGGTACTGGTTGTAGCACTGGGATTATCGCGGGTAAATTGTGTGCCTGTGCCTGTGCCATTCTCTGTTCTTCCATATCCCAAAGTCTTCGGCGTTCTTGTGCTCGTAGGTGCGCTTGCTCTGCCACTCTTCCAGCTTCATCCATTCTCTCTAATCTTTGGCGTTCTTCTACTCGGGGATCTACTAATACTCTGGGGGCGTGTAATCTTGAAAAATGCCCACCTCGTCTAATGCGCACTATCTCGGCGATCAATTCCTCGCGAGTAGGCATATCTTGGACTCGGCAGACTGGGCATCGGATGACTTTAATTCCCGCCTCGGTATGTTCCGCCACGCATCCGTTGCCTAGATTTTGGGTCTTCATATGTGCTGGGCATTCTCCGCAGATTACGTGTCCGCATTCTAGGCGGTGCTTTGTTTCCATCTCCATTAGGCAGACTGGGCACGACTCCACTTCTACTTCTTCTACCTCTGCCACTATTTCGGGTGCTGGGGCATCTCTATCCTCTGCCCCCATTCCCATCATCTCCTCTGCCTTGGCGGGTTCAATAATTTCAATCCCTCTACGAGCGAGGCGTTCGGCGTGAAGTTGTTTTAGTGTTTGGTTCTGCATCTTTAATTCAATCGTTTTTAGAGTTTGTTGCTTGGTTTGGTTGTTTGTTAGTTCGCTAGTAAGTTTAAAGGGCGGTAGGCGTTCTTTAATTAATGAATATTGGTGTGAGTCTTAGATATTTGACTTCTTTATTTTTTAAAAAAACATTTCAATTTTTTTTTTAATTGAAATACTTTACATTAAATTAATGGTAAATTGTTCTACGATTAGAAAGGGGTATATAAGTGTTGCTTAATGCACTTTCTCAAATAATATCTGTCCAGAAGTATAAAGAGGAAGACTAGTGTCGGGTGTATAATTCCATCCCGAGTCTATAGTAATATTTCCACCATTCTGATTATATACTGATAAATCGGGTGTAGTTAATTGTCCGATGATTATTAATGTACCCATCGTAATATTTGAACTAATAGATAGATTTTGTATGTATATTGAAGTGAGTGAGTAGAACTCACATTGGACTATTGTAGAACCACTCAATAGGGCACTAGGGGCGTATCCTACACCATTTACAACGGAGTAGATAATTTGAATACGGTATGTGGTGAATGACTCTAAAAAACCCCAAGTACCCGTTGATATAGAGTCAAACGTACCTCCGCCGACAGAACTGCCATTGTTGTCGACTGGTATTGTTAAAATAATTGGATTAGGTATTGCGGTCGCTGTGCTACCAAAAATTGATGGAACTCGTCCGATGCCAGATAAGATACTCATTTATAGAATAGGGAGATATAATATTCTTGACGGCGAACGGCGAACCGACGCTGTTTTTAGGTTAATTTTAGAAATGTGAGAATGGGAATTATAGGATAGAAGGGTTTCCGTCCTCACGGGAAATCATCTCAAAACAGCGTCAGTTCGCCGTTCGCCGTCAACTCTCGGTCAGTTGGATGTTATATACAAACATACACTTCTTCAATTCGTGGAGGGTATAGTCTTTATATGAAGGCACTTCTGTTCGCCCGATGGACGCGTAGTATTCGTCTAAAAATCTTATAAAATCCTCTCTTTTTAACTTATCCATTATATCCCTCTGCTTCTTGGAATACATTATACTATATACCCCTAAAAATGTATAACCAAACAAACGCTCCTTCATTTATAACGGGCATTAAACTCGCGCTGTAATTGTATGAGATTATCCAGTAAATCATTCTTGTCGCCCCAGAGCAGTTTCCAGCTGAAAAGGGCGGGACTAGGGATGATATTATCTATTCGGTATTTTTCTACTGTATTGGCGTAGTGTCGTCGGCGGTATGCCTCGCGCTTCTTCTCGTCCCCGTGGTCGATGTACGTTCTACCCTCTTTCGCTCCGAAGTTGAAAGTGTAGTCGTGTCCATCCACATTTAAGACAATTTTAAACCTCTTTGTTGGTAAATCAGACGGCAATAATTCCACAATCTCTACTGGCATTATAATATAGTGGTATATATTATAATGGCATTAAAACCACGTAATTTATCGCAAATAAACAACGAAACCGCCGATGTTATAGATCTGTTCGCAGTTAGGGGTAAGAAACGATTAATCGGATCGTCCTCTCTGAGAGGTATGCGGTATGCATCCGACTACGATGTGCAGACGATGTTAGACGGGGTTTCGCCGACCTCTATCGCACATCTGTTCCAAAAAGCATACAAGGAAATAGGCGACGATGTGTGGGTCATTGACTTCAAATGTGGATACGATGAAAGACTGATATATAACGGCGATTACGACGATAAGTCCTTGAAAAAATACCTTAAAAATCCACTTGTATCTGCTAAACAGCGGAAAGATATAATGAATAGCACTGGGGAGACCCGAATGGAAAAAGTCCGAGATTTGTATATTCTCCGCTGGTCGCATCGGGATGTATTAAACGGATATATTAAATTAATTGACGGGACACAATACCCTCTCGCATCCGCTATAATGGATAAGACTACGATGAAAATAGACCTTATTATTAAAGTCGGTAATCAATTCGCCGAAGTATCAGAGAACTATTATATTAAATCGGGAGGACAGACCAACTACACAAAGCAACCATCAAAAAAGGAATTGGAGGCGGATTTAGAAGAAGACATCCAATATTATTCTAAAAAGGACAGTTTCAAGAGTTTAAAACGCCTATTTTCCTTACTACAAATAGAGGGGGCAAAAAAGAATAAACCGAAAATAGATAGATTAGTCCAGTTTTTTAACTCACAAGTCGGGTTTTTAAACAAAATAAAGAACGAATTGGTTATTTTAGAGACATTATTGGAGCAACCTAGGAAACCCGAATGGGCGGATGTGGAGTCTAATCTCCAATTTATAAAGGAGCAAATCTCCAATATCTACAACATCCCGCTTACCGAGGGCGTGTTTAAAAATATAGACGACATCACGGAGAAGACCGCTTTAACAGACATTCGCACTCTAAAAGACTATTTCCAGCAAAAGATAAATACTGAGAGTAAGGAATATTTAAAATTAATCTAATCTTATAGTATATACGATGAGTTTAAACTTTGAAGATGAAGGGTTTCAAATCGCGCTATTAGAAGACGACGATATAAAAGACAAGAAGAAGTATAAGATACTCTGCCTAGGCGACAAAAAGAAGGTTCAGTCTCCATTATCCGAGGTTAAATTGAAGGACAAACCAAACTTACATTTCCAACCTATCCCGAGTAAGCAGACGGAACGGCAGATCAGATACGTGACTGGTGCATCGGGTTCGGGTAAATCCTATTGGACGAAAGAATACATTGAAGAATACCACCGCATGTATCCTAAACGGGACGTCTATATTATTTCATCGCTGTCCGATGATAAGACGCTGGATAAACTCAAATATTTAAAGAGGGTTAAAATACACGAGGCGGGGTTTCTCCACGAGGCGATTACTGCCGAGGATTTTAAAGACTCGTGTGTGATATTTGACGATACGGACTGCCTAATCAACAAAAATCTTAAAATGAAAATAGACGGCATACTGAACTCGGTTCTGGAAACGGGACGGCACTTTAATGTGGAGGTCGTTTATACCTCCCATTTGGCGTGCAATGGACGCGATACGAGGAGAATACTTAATGAATGTAAATCCGTCACACTATTCCCGAGCGGTTTAGGAGGTAAGGCGATGAAGTATTTGTTAGACAATTATTTCGGGTTGGATAAGGAGCAAATCAAAAAAATAAGAAAATTACAGAGTAGATGGGTGACGATACAGAAGGGGTTTCCAATGTGCGTAATGAGTGATAAAGAATGCTATATTTTAAATGTTGAAGACGATGACTAATTTAAAGACATCTTAATACATTATAATACAAATGCCGAAACTACCGACCGACTATTCAAAGACGCAGATTTATAAAATCGTCTGTAAAGACACTGTAATAACCGCACAATATATCGGACACACTACGCTGTGGAGATGCCGTAAAAGTAATCACAAACGGGCGTGTAATATTCCCGAAAATAAAGACTATAATGCTCCTATTTATAAAACTATTCGGGATAATGGCGGGTGGGATAATTGGGAGATGATTGAAATAGAAAAATACTCGTGTGTTGATGCTAATGAGGCGAGAGCAAGAGAGAGGTATTGGACGGAACAATTGTCGGGGGGATTAAACGACAGACGACCAATCATTACAGCAGAGGAGGCAAATATAAGACGCAGAGATTATATGCGTAAGAAAAGAGCAGAGGGTTAAAGAAATCGGGTCTGTTGATAATCGGCGGGGTTGGCGGGATAATATCCTAGGTTTAATGGATTGCGATTGATGGCGAAGTCAAATGCTCCGCCTTTCTTGCGACCATATCCTTCCTTCTCAGTATCAGTATCCAAATCGGGATTTACATCGGGAATGTGCAGAGAATTACCTAGATTTCCTTCTCTGTCCCTAGTCTCTCTTGCATCGTCAATATCATCGTTTATATCGTCTGCCTTCTCTGCTAACCTATCCATTCTTTTTTCTCTATCCACACCTCTCTGTATAGAACCCACGGGCAGTTCCATCATCCATTCTTCTATACGCCTCTGGTTTGACGGCGACCAATTATTAAAATCAGTGTCTTCGTTTCTGTTAGCAGACAATATAATTTCTCGGTATATTAAGCGTCTTTCTCCATTCACATCAGTTGGGTCTGCGTATTTAAACCCTTCTGGTAGAGGAGGTAGGGTCGCAATATCTGCAGTCTCCTCGTTCTGTATTGCTTCTATCGCGTGCGCGTATGCTGTTGACCTAGCAACTAAGTCAGCAATAACTGCATTCCAATCGACAGCGGGTCTTGACCTCTTCGCTCCGCCTTCTAAACCTCGTATTCTGTTAAGATGATACATTATATATTACGCGATTATTATATAATGCAACAGATATCCGAAAAGTCGTTCTTACCATTAAAGTAGTTTTAAAGTTTTGTGGTTTTGTGGTTTTGTGGACTTCTAAAAATAAGTTGGTATAGGGGAACTAAAAAAAACAAGGTACAAACATTTTATATAAATCGCCAACCCTATCAAAACCAAAGTCCACAAAACCACAAACCACAAAATGTTAAACATTAAAATAGGGGTTAATCCGCCTTTATATAATTAGACTGGGCGACGTCAATAGAAGTCCCCATTGCCCCCACGTCGTCTTTCAATTGCTGGATTTTGTCGCCGTATTTGCCCGTCAGATAGGATGCCCTCAACATACTAACCCCCACTTTTTTACCGAATATTTTATTAAGAATGCGGGTCATCTCGGTGCTGGTATTGATCGGTTTGCCATCGTAATGCACTAGGAATGGTATGGGTTCTGCGGTCTTCTTCAATCCCTTCGCTAATGGATGGTACTTCAAATAAACCTCCAATACCTCCTTCAAATCCTCGGGGACTTCCGCTATCTGCTGTTTGTATTTCTTCTGCGTCTTATAATTATTAAATATCCAGCGCCAAGTCTTACCATCAATATCAAGGTAGTTCTTATCATTGTGAGCGGGAGTACCTCGCAAGACCATCATTTCGGTATAGTCTTTATTTCGTCGTGGCGGTTGTAGGGTGTATAGGGATAAAATCACGGCGTTCAATAGGCGGTTATACTGCTCCTCGGTCAGTTTCTTAGTGTCTTTAACGTCGGCGATAACCTCGGATAGAAAGGCGCGCTTCTCTTGCACCTCGGACTGCTCTACCCAGTTCTCCTTTACTTTATCGGACTTGTGGGTATTGTCCTTTAATTCTTTGTTGAGTGCCATTAGGGGTTCGTAGAACTTGGTATATAAGGTCTTGTATTTCTTCTCGGGACGGTCTTTGAGACACGATACGATGGCGATTAAATAAGTGCGTCGGGTATTGGGGGTTAGATTATCCAATTTGCTAAAAATGTCTTTCTTTGAAAGGAAGTTAAGATTGGC